AAGAACCTGAATTAGTTGAATTAATAGCAGATAGAACATTGTTTAAATCTGTTCTAACTGTAGGGAATGATGCGTTTGCTATGTTATAATCGTGTTGTGCCATAATGTTTTCTTATATCCTTTTTAGAACCCTTTTGCAATAAAATCAAATGTTCTTGATACATTTGTTCCACCTGAATTTTTAAACAAAATGTTAAACCCATTAATAGTTTTACTTGATACAGTAAAGAAATCTCCTGTTGCCATATCTTCTCCTGTAATTCCTAGTGCATAATTAACAGTTTTATAAGGGTTTGTAAATGCTACAGTTTTAGTAGATGTGCCAGATGTTATATTATTTCCACTAAATATTCTATCTTCCATATCTATTGAAATTGATATTTCTTCTACTACAGGAGTTGAAGCTAAATCGCTTGAAGTTAAAACAACTCTAAATTTAAAGTATCTGGCAGTATAATTACCAATTACAAAGTTTTGAAAAGATGTGAATGTAGAGTTATCATCACTTGTTGCAATCTCAATATGTGCATTAGAATTAGCTGGTGTATCTCCATCAAAACTAGAATTTTGAGAATCAAATAATCCTGATCTATTATCAAATAAATCATCAGGGTCATCTGAAGTTTGTTTTAAAGTAGCTGTAAGTCTGCAAGTATGTTTAGCACCTATATCAACTACATCTGCAAATAAGTAATTACCACTTGCAAAAAAATCTGCATTAGCAACACCAGAATCAAAAAATCTAGTTGTTTCTGCATCAAAGTTTCCACTAGCTGCATCAAATAATTCAGAAGAATCTAATCTTAATGTACCATCTACTATTGCTGTATTTGTTAATGTTCCATCAAAATCAGGGTGTTCTGATACTGATGTTATTGAATTAAAATTTTGAATCCCTGTAACATTAGAAATAATAGCTGTTGCATTAGAACTAAAGTTTCCAAGTTTATCTACTGCTTTAATTAAGTAAGTTCCAACTCTTGCTGGTACGTTTATTGAAGTTGCTGGTCTTGATACTTTTTCAACTAAAGATACCGAGTTTGCCCAATCTCCATTTCCATCTGTTAAAGAAGAATATCTAATCTGATAATAAGCTAAATCTAAATCTGCTACTTGCGACCATGATAAATGTGCTTCTTGTCCTAAAATATTACAAGAAAAATCCTCAACATCTTGTGGTGGTTCAATAGCACCAATGATAGTTCTTGTTGCTGATGTATAGGTACTAGATACTCCTAAAGTATTTACAGATTTAACTCTTACATCATAAATTTTTTGATCTATTACATTTAAAACTCTATGATTTAATCCTGAACCTTGTGCATAAACAATATAATCTGATTCTGTACTTAATTTGTATTCCACTTGATAGTAGTCCACAAAACTATCTGTACTAGCACCTACTGTTACATTTAAAGCTACAATTACAGTTCCATCATTATATTCAATTAATTCATCATCTAATGTAACACTTGCTGGTGGTTGAACAGTAAATGGATTAGGTAAGTTTGTACTGGGTGTTGATGCTACTTGTGTTTTTGTAGCCCATGTATAGTGTGAATCTTCGTGCTGCATTAAGTCTAAACCTAATGTGAAATCAGCATTAAAATTAATTCCTAATATTCTAAATTGTTTATTAGTAAATCCTAAACTAGAATGTGTTACTCCTATAATATCTCCTATTGCTACATCATAAGCACTAAAGCTAACATTGATTGTTAAACCTAATGCTTCTCTTGATCTTCTTAATATAACTTCTGCTAGTTCTAATGCTTGATATGGACTTGTAATTGTTTTCATATCAAATCTTCCCTCTAATAAGAATCCACCATCAACAGCTTTCATAGCTGCGTGTTTGTCTGCTGCTGAATATGCACTATCATCTATTTCAGGAAATTGAACTTCATCAACTTGATAGTTTCTTGCTGGATTAACATAAGAACAAATAACTCTATTATACTTTGAATTTTTAGTTGGACTTGCTAAAGTATAACCACCAATAATATCATCTTCTGTAACTGTGATTGATGATGAGCCTGTTGTTTCAACAATTAATTTATATTTACCACCAACATAAGGAAGATAACCTCTACAACCTTTTAAAAATTCTCTAACATTATCTATAACTGGACTTGATGTATCTATAATTGCGTTACAATCCATTACATCTATTGTAGTTGAACCATAAGCTGTAACATCTGTATCACAAATTCCTGATGCAGTATAAAAACTTGGTATATCAATATTAGCTATTGGTAAGCCTTTTCCATATCTTGTATTAGTTAAGTAATCTAATAAGCACCATGATGGGTTATTTGAATAAGCAGCAGTTTGAGCAACAGAACTTGAATTATAAGCTACTACTTTTTTACCTTGTACTATTGATTGAACTTTAGGAACTCCTGTAAATGCGTCTTGATTCCATTTAAACTTTAAAGCTAAATAAGAAAGACCTGATAGTTTATGATTGCTTCCCCAATTAGTTAATCCTGATAATAAACTTGATGCTGCTTGTCCATCAGTTCCATAATGTGGTTCAACTGTAATTAAACTTGTAGAATCTTTATAAAAATTACTATCTCCACTTCCTACTGTTCTTTGAACATTATCGGATAGATCGCCTGACCATGTAATAGTTTTTTCATCTATTTTAATTGAAGTTATATCGTTAATCTCTCCCTCTGATAATATTATAGCCATATACAAATAGGTGTTATCTGTACCAGAAGTTTCCATAAAAACTCTAGTTCCACCAATCATTCTTTCTCCATAGATTATAGGAATGTTTGCATCATTAGATTGTTTATTTAATAGGATTCCTTTTTCGTAATTATCAAATTCATTAGTACCAAAGTCTGACATTTCAGGAACTTTAGGTCTTAATAACCAAGCTATTCCAATACTAATAACTAATCCAACAAGAGGATTCATCTTTGCAAAAAAACTAGTTGCTGCTTTAAAAAAACTTCCAAAACCCATTATGCTCTACCCCATTTAACATCTTGTACTGTTTCAGAACTAAAATCCATTCCTACATCTGTACTAAAGAATCTTTGTTGTGATGTGTTGTTTGTTTTTCTACCATTCTTTTTATCAAAGTCTGCCCAATGAGATACTACTGCTAAATTAACTGTACTATCAGTTTCGGATTCATTAACAGAAAAACTTTCTATATTGCCTGAATATAAAAGAAATGGGTCTGCAATAATAGAATTATCATCAGCTAATAAACCTCTATAAATAGTTACAGCATCATTAACTACATTCTCTCCTAAACAAACTGATATGAAAGTTTGATCTGCACCTGATAAAGATATTGTTAAACTTGATTTAGTTACATCTGCTTGTTCTGTAAAATTAGAAAAACCTAATATAAAATCACTTGCTGAATAAGTAACTGAACTACCTGATATTGATGATGTTAATGGAAATGAGTTATCTGTAATATTAACAGGAGTACCAAACCCAAGTGTAATAAGGTGGAATGGTCTAATATCATTAGTCGCTAATTCGTTCTTTAATGCTGTTGTCAGGCTTCTCGTCATATTCCTCGAATGTTCGTCTAGTTACTTTTATTGAATCATTGACAGTATAAGTAGCATTTTTAGATGGGTCGCTATACTTTCCTTGATTCAAAGATTGAGCATTAAAATCATCAGCTTCAATTATTTCTTCTGCTAAAAAATCAACACTAATCCAATACTTGACTTTATATTTCATCTATAAGGCTTCTTCAACATCAAATTGGTATTCATAATATAAATTTCCATCTTTATCTGCACCTGATACTCCAAATTCTTGAACATCAGTTGTTAAAGATACTGTAAAAGGAACATTATCATAAGTAACTACTCCATCATCTGCTAGTGCTGTAAGTAAAGGTGGTTCTATTGTAACTGTTGCTGCATTACTTGAACTCGTTACATCTGCTACAACCATATAAACTTTAGAATGAGAAGCAAACTTTAAGAAATCTCCAGCTTTAAATCTTCCAGCACCATCTGCACCAAAGCCATTCATAACGATTGTTGTATCTCCTACTGCGTGAACACCATCTATTAATACTGTTCCAGCTTCATTACCTCTAGCATCTTCAAGTTCTGGTGGTATGATTGTAAAGGTTTCTTTCTGTCCTCTTTGTTTAACAATAAAAGCCATTAACTCTCCATAGACATCTGATCTTTTTGCAGTAATAATTTGAACTGAAAATGCCCATCTTTGATTATCTATTTGTCTAACCAATCTTTTACCTGATACTGATTTAGATATAATAGTATTTTGAATAGACTTTATTCCTAAAGTTCCAAATTTAGCAGTTGATATAGGGAAAGCACCAGACATTATATAATACTTTTCGCACCTCTCTCATTAACAGCTTGATTAATTAATTGAGTTATTGTTCCTCTACTTTGAGTTAGTAGTTCGTCAAATCCTCTAGCATCTACTGTATTGATGTTAAAATTAACTGTTGTACTTCCACCACCAGAACCACCTCTTGCTGATTGTTGTATTTGTCCTGATTGGTTAGGTACAAATAATTCAGCACCTTGTTCTCCTACCATGTATGGTTGTCCTTTTTGAACTGAACCACCACTTGCTAAAAATTTAGAAGCAAAATTCACTAAACTACTTCCCATATCATTACTACCACCAGAACTAGCTGCTTGTTGTGCGTGTTTTTCTGCTGTAATCAATTTTTCAATACCTAATTTTGTCATCAACTGTCCTATTTGAGTATTTTCCATAGCAATTTGAATTGCTTGTCTTGCTATCTGTTCTATTAAAGCTGATATAATTTTACCTAAAACATTTAATGCCATGTTTCTTAAAGTGTCTGATAATTTTTCTCCAAATACTAATGATCTTGATAATGCTTCTGACATTTTTGTAATACCACTATTAATACCCTCTGCGATTATCATTCTAATATTTTCTTTTTTTCTTCTAATATCTTCTAATACACCATCATTTAATTCTCTAAATTTATTAATAGCTTTTTGAGTTGCATTTGGAATTTCAATAGACATTTCATGTACATATTCTGGTATTAATTTAAAGGCTTCTTTTACTTCTTCTATTATCGGAAAATTAGAAGCATCAAACCCACCACCAGTAAATTCTCTTTTTGATTCTTTAAATGCTTTATGATTTTCTTCAATTTTTTCTGCAATTTTATCTAATTCTAATCCCATTTTATAATAAGCAGCAGTACCAGCAGCAGCAGCTAAACCAGCAGCAATTAATCCAATTCCACTTAAAGATACAAGAGTTGTCATACCAGCAACAACTGGAATTATTGCTCTACCCCAATTAAGAAACATTTTAGCAATTTTATATGAAATTATTATTTTCAATGCTTCTTTTAATGCAGAAGAATATTCTGCCATTAATTTAATTCCACTAGCTAATTTTTCAACTGATACTGCTAAAACAGTTCCTACACCAACTCCCATTTTTTCAATCATGTTAGCATTTTCTGCTAACACTACATTAAGATTGCCAAATTCTTTTTTAAGACCTTCAAAGAAACCAGCATCTAATATTGTTCTTTTAAAATTAAAAAATTTATCTCCTATCATTGATAGAGTACCTTCAAATGTTTCTGCTAATTCATCTGTTGCACCACCAAATTTTCCACCCTTACCAAATGTTTTTTGAAGTGCGTCTGCTGTTTCTTCTATAGTTACTACTGCACCAGCTTTAAATCCTAACATAGATTTAACACCTCTATCTCTAAATAGATCAGCAGCACTAATACCAGCACTCATTGATCTTTGGATTTGTTCTGCTGTAGTTTTAAAATCTAGTCCTGTTACAGCTGCAACATTACCAGTAATTTCCATAAGGTTAGCAAGTTCTTTTGCATCTTTAGAAACAACTGCAAGAACACCTGAACCAGCTTGAATTTCTTCTAGTGAGAAAGGAACTTTAGCAGCAAACTTTGCCATTTCATCAAATGCTTTTGCACCCTCTCGTGCAGTTCCAAATAAGAATTTTAATCTAACTTGTAATCCCTCAATTTGTTTTCCAGTATTAACTAATGATCTGATAGCAAGTCCAGCACCTAAACCAATAAAAGCACCTTGTAAGCTAAATACAGACTTTTTAAGCCTATCTAAACCACCTCTTACACCAGTTAAAGCCTGTTTGGACTTATCTTTTGCTACAATGTCTATTTTAAGTTTTTGTGCCATTATTTATAATTCTTTGCTTCTGCTAGTGATTGGTTTCTTTTATACCCATCTTGTTCTTTTTTCAAGTAGGCTAACCATAAATTATAATGACTTACTGGCATATCTAATACTTGTTGAATTGGAATGTGGAGTCTGTCTGCTATTACTAAAAGCGACCAAGTATCAGGGTCGCTACCTACTTTTTTTCGGCTTCCTCGAATGAGGTATCTGCAAGAATTTGATTAGCGATAGTAGCTATAACATTAGAGTCTGCTTTTTTTCTTAAAGCAAATTTATCATTAACATCAAAGGCTTTAATCATTTCTCCTTTGTCATCTTTGACTTGAAGTTTCATTATAAGTAAATCAACTAGAATAGTTAAGTCTTGAAAGTTATTAGACTTTTTAAAGATAATGTTTTTTTCTTCAAGAGTTAATGGTTCTGAATAGAATATACTAGCATTTCCATGCTCGTCTTTCCATTGTTCTACTTCGATTGTAATAGTTTTAAGAGTTTCAAAATGGGATTTAACCCTATCTATAATTGACATAAATTAAATTATACAGTTGATACTGCTAAAGCACCAGTTCCTTGAAAAGTAACTGTTCTTGAAATAATTGCGTCCATTGTATTATTGATACTCATACCAGTAACAATTCCTGTTCCAGTATAACTTGCATCTCCAGAAGTTGCACCCTCTGGTAATAAAATAAATGAAATAGATGCACCAGCAAGTAAAGTTTCTTGAGGAGAATCTGATTCGTCAAAGTGCATTTCTAAAGTACCTGAAAATGAAGTTCTTCCTGTTATAAATGATTTAGTTGCATCTGTTAAAGCAGTATCTTCTACTACATCTCCAGTTGTTTCTAATGTAAATCCAGTTAGTTCGCCACAAGCTGTGCCACCAACTTTTACTTGTCCTTCTTTTCCGTGATGTGTTGCCATTTTTTATCCTTATTAATTTTCGTTGGTTGGTTTTGTTCTTGCTTATAACCTAAACTTAAAAAATGTTCAAGGTTAGTTTCATTAACTTTAATCTCTGAATCGCCTTTATATAGTTTTATGTCTTTAGCCATAAGTCCTTTTATTACTTTTCATCTTCTTCGTCAATATCTTCTTCATCATCATCTAAATCATCATCTAATTCATCATTATCAGCTTCTTCCCATTTATCATGTTCTGATTCATCAATATAATTTTCTCTAATTTCTTCTATTAAATCTTTTACTTCTTCACAAAGTAAAGACTCTTTATCATGTAGTTTTTCTATTTGATTTACTTTCTTTGAAACTTTATCTAATGTTTTTTCTAATGTCATACCTTATCCTTATGGTGTGCCTGATTGATATTCATACATACATCTTATAGTCATTTTTATTCCACCTACTGGAAACAAAGAACCCTCGTCAGTTTCTACTTGAATAACTTCCGAATCAAGTGCTTTACCATTTCTGGTAATATCAGTTTCTATTGCAGTTTCAATAGCTGTAATTAAAGCATTTCTAGCAGTATCTATATTATCTTCTGCACCTTTAACAAAACCTAGTATTACAAAGTCAATAGTTCCATGCCTTGTTTTAGCCCCACTTCCAAGTTCGCTATCATCTCTATTTTCTTCTGATGTTTGAATTATAACTGCTGGGTATTGTTGCATAGATAATTCGTCTAACAAAAAAGGTTGTCTTGTAGCTTTCTTAATATCTGGACTAGATATGTTTGAAATAACTGTCAATAAGTTTGATGCTATATCTTCTCTTATACTCATATTCTTGCTTTCCTAAATTCTTTGGCTACAAATTTATTAAATTGTCTGCCTATTATATCAGCAGTTCTATCATTAAATCCAAAAAATTCCCTCTTATTTTTTCCTAACACTTGATTAAATACTGCTCTTTTAAGCATTTGACTATTACTGAATCCTACTGATACTTTATTTGTTCCTGTTTTTCTAATTGTTTTTCCACTAGGAGTTAAAGCACCCAACATTCTACCAGAATAAAATAAATCTACTTTAGTTGGATAGCCTTTTTTTTGTAAATGTTTTAAGTAACCTTGTGAGTAAGGTGCAAAGGGTCTATCTCTAAAGTCTATTCCTTTTGCAGTTTTAGTTCTGATAATATCTAATAATTGAAAACCACCTTGTAGTATTCCTTTTTCAATAATGCTTTTAAATTTTCTCTCTATTCTTTTGAATCGTTTTTTAATGAACTCTGAATTAGTTTTGATTTTTACTTCTAAAGCCATTTATCTAGTTAATCGTCTATATCCATGTAAAACTTCTCTTTCGCCTACAGAGATACTAGCATCTGAATCATTATCGTATTCAACACCATCTTCTAATATTGATCTCATTTCTTTTGCATATTCAGAAGAATAAAATTCAATCATTCTTTCAAATCTATCTTTATCTGTTTCTGGTCTAAATTTAGTTAATGCTGGTAAAAAGAATCTTGATAAGAATAAATAAACACCAGCCCTTTCGAACTGATCTAAATTAATTTTTGTATTATCCATTTCAGCAGTTTGTAATGCTGTAATATCTGTATAAATATTATTTTTATATACTGGAAACCATTTAGTTCTTAATTCTCTTAATATATCATTAGTAGTTTGTGCATAGAAATTAACTGTTTCTGTTGCGTTATTTGTTATACCAAAGTCAAAGGCATCTGGTTGATACTTTGTTACATCAGCAGCTACTATTACATTTGCACCAGTAAAGTTCGCCATTTAGAATATCCAAATTAATAAGATTATTCCTACTATAATACCAGCACTTACTTTAGGATTATCTTCTGCTAGTTTAATATATTTTTGTAAGTTTTTCATTTCTTTTTCTCTTTTCTTTTTTTAGGTTTTAATTGTACTACTGTTTCGTTTTCAAAAGTTTTATCTTCAGGTGTTTGTACAACTTCTTTTACTTCTTTAATTTTTTTTGTTTCATCTGATGCTAACGTAAAACCTCTTGCTTCCCAATTTGCAACATTAGCTTCATAATCAGCTTGTAATCTTTCTATGATTTTATCGCCTTTTTTTAACTTAACTTTATTCATAATATTCTCCTATGTGTTTGTCCAATGGGCGATTTCTCGCCCACCAGATATAAGTCTTAAATTACGGACTAACAATACTAGAATCAACTGTTAACTCAACTCCATAAGAGTCATGTAACTCGCCAACTCCATATACTGCTGTCGCAACAATTTCGTCTGCTCTTAAAGATGCATCTCTTTGAATTTCAATTTTCAAATCTTGCATCATAGCTAGACCAAGTGCGTCTTTATGGAATATACCAACTTTGTAATCCCCAACTGTACCTGTGTTTGCCATATTTGCAGATTCAAAAAGTTGAATTCCAGCAAGTTGTCCAATGTATCCACTTCTTAATGCTTCATTAGAAGTTTCAGTATCTAAACCAGCGAAGGTATTAGTCATACCTGATTTAAGATCGTAAGCTACATGAGGGTGCATTACTGCATAACACTCATTTACTGGTAGTCCTAATGATCTTAAAACTGCTGCTGCATTAAAGATAGCTGCTGGTGCTAAAACTGCTGACGCACCCCCAGCTGTTGTTGAAAACCCATCAAACAAAGCAAGTAGATCAACGTCAATTTTTTTAGCGATTGCTTTACCAAATAATTGTCCAATGTCTGCTGCTACATTTCTTGATGCACTATTTCTAGCCATGTCAGTTAGTGTAGTCATAACACCAACTTCACTTGCTGTGATAGTTACTTCAGTAGGGTTTATTGCTGTATTGCCCAGATCAGTTGCATCTGCTACTGCTGCTGCTGCAATTGCTGGATAGATAGGAACTTGAATTGCTTTCCCACCACCACTTATTGTATAGTTTTTAACCAAATTTCTCATCAAAGATTGCTCTTGAATGACAAACTGGGCTTCTGCGATTATTGCTGTGTACAGTTCTGATACTGTACTACTTGTTGTTTCGTTAGCCATTGTCTTTATCCTTTATTTTATTTGTTTAATATAATTTGAGTAGGTCTTTCATCTCGTGCTTTTTTGTATTTAGCATATGTAGCACGATCTTCTGACTTACTCATGTCCAAGTCCTGAATGTTGAAAGGTTTTACAGTTTTACCCTCGACACTACTCTGGCTTCCTGAACCAGACAAAGACCCTTGACGGAAATGTGGGTTAGCATCTAAAAACTCTTTAACTTTATCTTGTATCGTTAATAGTTCTCCTTGTGAGTTATATCTCACATTAGAATTATTATCAAGAATTTCTATTCTACCATCATCATTATATTTGATCTCATTTTTAATTAAAGATACGACTTGTCCAGCATTAATAGCTTTATGTTCGTTAGCAATAGATAGAATTGAGTTATCAACTTTCTCTTTTTTCATCTGATCTTTATATTTATTAATTTCTATGTCTTTTTCAGATAATCTATCTTGCATAATCTTTTCAATATCAGCTTTAGATTTTGCTTCTTTTAATTGCTGTTCTTTTAGAAGTTCTGATTTTTGAGATGCTTCTGCTTCAAGAATCTTTTGTGTTTTTCTTTGTTCAGCTTCTAGTCTAGTTTTGATTATGTTATCAATTTGTTCTTGTGTAAAAGTTTTCTGTTCTGCTGCTTCTACTTTTACTTCTTCTTTTGGTGCTTCTGTTTGTTCGTTTTTCGGTTGAACTACCTCTGTTTCTTGCGTCATTTTAAGACTCCTAGTTGGTTAATAATTATGCTTTATCACTACTTTTAATAAAATGCAAATATTAGACATCATCTTTAATAAAGGAATAACTGCCTACTTTAGCTGCAATTTCAGGTAATCTTAATTCAAATCCCTCTGCTAACCAAGAATAATAAAATTTATCATAATCTGTTTTCATCTCTTTTTCTAGTTCTACAAATTTATTATAGTCTATTACATCTATATTCTTTTTCTTTAATATCGCTTCTGCTTTATCTATCATTACTCTATTTCCTTTATTAGTTTAATAAATTTAGGGTCAACTAAATCTACTTTGTTCATGTTATATAAGCTAAAATTTTCAGCAAACCATTCATAACCATTTGCTTGTGCATATTTAGTTGGGAATATTCTATTAGTTATTTGAGTGATCTTTCTTTCTACTTCTGGTCTAAAACTATAACCATAAGTATATGTTGAATCTATTGCTTTACCTTGTAATTGACTTACATATCTCATTTGATGAACATGATGTCCGAACTCGTGATACATTACTTGTCTTAATTGGTCTAATTCATTATCAAAGTATTCATATCCTATTGTAGGTCTATAACTTAATTGATCTCCATGTTTCCAATTCTTTAATGTTGTGAATTTAGTATCATTCATATAGTTTGTTTTTGCTAATCCATTAGCAACACCTTCTTTAGTTTTGTGTAAATCTTTAGCATTTAATTTTAAAGTACCATCTCCCATAGATGCTAAATTACCACCCTTTCTATTGGTAAGGGCAATACCTCTTAATTTAGGTACATTATATTTAACAGCTAAATCATTTAATTCATCAAATACTACTGATACTTTTGTAGCCATTTCATCTGATAATAAACTTATATTTGAAGTGCCTATTAATTCTGAATATGTAAATCTATTATAAGGAGTTCCATCTGGTTTTAATGGGTATCTTTTATCCTTTAATCCCTCTGTAACACTTTTAGTTACTCTTGCTTGTGATACTGCTTTAGGTACTGTTCTTATATTAGCTAATGCTATTGGGTTTGCAAAACTACTAATATTAATTTTAGATTCTTTTTTAATAATAGGTGTTGCTTCTTTTAATATATCTGATTCTTCTCCATCTTCCTCGTACCAATCAGGATTAACATAAGAGAATTGGTGTCTGCAATTATAACCACCTCTACTTACCATTGGAGTTCCTGACTTCTTACCTTTCCATGAATTACTATTCCATATTCTAGTTATATCAGCGATAGTATAAATACCTTTACCACTTCTATCATAGACTCCATTAATCATGTTTCTACAATGCGATCTAGTAGTTGGTATTACATCTCCATAGTATTTAACATAAGTAAGTCCAGCATCTTTAGCTTTATTAAAGTTTAGTGTTGCATCAAAATCTCTTAATGAATCGTTTAATATCTGACCAGCATATCGTTTCATGTTCTCGCCAACTCTTGTACTTGCGTATTTACTTTGAAGTATCTTAACTGCTGCATCTACTCTTGATGCTAATGCTGGGTTATCTTTATTGTTCTTAACATAATCAACTAATCTATTAACTGCTGGGTCGCTTGAAGTAGCATAGATTCCATTGATAGACTCCCTTAATTCTTTTTCTAATACAGTAAATTCAGTTCCAACTAATGTATTCTGATAGACTTTATCTGATAGTATTCTTGTGAAGTTATTAGATACATCTTTAAACTGTGTGTAATATTGTTTTTTAAGATTCTGAACTAATGCTAAATCTCCCTTTGTAAGTTCCTGAAATTCTGGTGGTATAAGTCCAATAGTTTTAAACTGTCTTTCAACTCGTTTAGCTTGTTCTCCAAATCCTTTTCTAACTACTCTATCTGCAAATGGTAAATACTCCTTATCAAGTATTGCTTTGATTTTAGGTCTAATTGCTACTGCACTTTGTAGTTCAATTAACTTACCAGCAGTTCTAGGAAGTGATGTATCAGCTAAAGATATGATTTGTGCTTCTATTCTATCTAATGTTTGAGTGAGTTGTTTGTAGTATTCAATCTCGGCTTTCTCAATACCTTTGATTCGATAATTTGTTAAATCTTTGATTATGTCTGCCATTTTGTTCTAATTATGTTCTAATATATACTCCAAAAAGCTAGTAAATACTATGCTCGTTTTTATTTGACTGTTATATCAATATTTTATACATTTTATATATAAATAACAAAAAAAGGAGAGCTTATGAATATAATATCAATGCACAATGACGGAATAGATGCTTCTAAAAAAGCTGTTAATAAATTTTTAGAAGATTGGAATAAAGACACAGGTGGAAATCAATATGGAGAACCTATGTATTGTGGTTTTGCTGGTGTTGTAATTTATGATGTAAGATCAAATTCTAAAATTGGAAAAGAATTAAAAGATTTAGGATTTAGAAAACATTATCCTGCAGGTCTTTATTTAAGTAATCCATCTAATCATCATGGTCAATCTATGGATTGTAAAGAAGAAGGTGCTTCAGCATATGCTAAAATTTTTAGAGATGCTGGTTTAAAAGCATATATGACTTCAAGAGCAGATTAAATTTTAACTAATGAAATAGGCGATCTTAATGGTCGCCTTTTTTATATCTGTTCTTCTTCTACTGTTTCTTGTTGAACTTCTTCTTGTGTAAATTCTCCAACCTCTGATTTAATATCTATCTCATCAAAGATTTCATTTAACTTTTCATCATCATCAATAACTGTTCTAGCTATTTCTTTATCTACTTCTTTATTGAAAGTAGGAGAACCAATGTTTAATGCTTTAGCTTGTTGGAAGTACATAAGATCACTTGCATAATCTCTAATGTTAAATGAATCAGGATAGTTAATCTCTCCATCAAATGTTGTGTTTTGAAATAGTGCATATAGATTAAATAATTGTTCTTCTGCTAATTGTAGGTTATCTGCTTTTTCAGATAGTCTAGCATTAAGTAATTCAAATTCAGTTTGTAAAGCTACACCAGAACTAATACCTGACTTAGTACTTCTTACTGCACCAGTATGTGCAATTCTATTAATAGCATCTACTTTGTGTTTAATTGAATCCATAATAGATTGTAAGTTCTGTCCTGATGGTTGTAGTAAATAAGGTTTTAAGTTTGGTTCTAATTCATCAGGCATTTCTATAACAGCACCAGCACCAGCACTAGCATTTACACTAGGAGTCTTAACTAAAGAAGGGTGGTTTGTTAATCTGATTAATTGTTCCATTTCAGAGTATTCATTGTAAATAGATTTTTGAAGATCAGCTATATCAGTTAAATCTGATTGACCAATTCCTCTCTTATGAGATTTAGAATTATATAAAATTACTGCTGGTATCTTACCAATCGTATTCGGTGCAGAATCCATTAGTCTAGGTTCTGAATTTTTAGGAAGATAAACTGTATCAATTCTATCAGGATACCATAAACGGAAATACTGACCACCATCTCTATCTACTTCTTCTCTTACTTTTAAATAGTCAAGTTCGTACTTACCATTAGCTTGTCTTTGAAAATTCCAATCAAATACATTTTCAGGTGTAAGGATTGATACATAAGGTCTTATGTCTTGGTCTAATTCGTCTGCTTTTGTGCTTGTTGTAATATTTGGTTTATCTAAAATCATAAAACAATGACCATAGATAGATGCGTAATTCTGTGCTTGTCTTATTACTGTGTTTAAGTTGTTACCATCTAAATCTGCATCTTTTAAGAATGCATCTAAACTAGGTTCGTCTTGCATATCTGCAAAATCTCTACTCGGTCTAACTCTAAATAAAAATGATGAATATATTTGAATAATGTTTTTACAATGATTATCGCAAGGAGTATTAGCAAGTCTTTG